ATAACGAAAATGACTGCGAACGATTCAAAGGTAAACCCAATCGAGGGCGGATTAGCACTTCGCCAATTTCTGAAAAGAAAATGAGAACTTGATAAATAGTTAAAACAATTGGAGATGTAAATTGCCTATTAATCGTAAAAGCAGGTCGATACTGGAAGAAATCAGTACCTATGTCCCTCAAAAGGGCAAGGAAGAACTGATTGAAGCCAGAGCCCAGCATATTATTGTTTCAGCCATTAATCTCCTCGAGTCGATTGACGAGTATTTTACTCCAGAGGAAGCTGAACAGCTTAAGAAACGTTTTGTCTCCAGTATACGCGGCGCCGATCCCAATCGTTTCACCCGTATGGTAAAACGCATTAAGGGCGGACTGTGTGAAGAGGATGAAGACGGATATGGCAGCTAATCCAAAACTCACCAAAGCTTGGATTTCGTATCTAAAGAATAACCAGATTGTTGCATACAAATCCGATCCTGATGGTAAACTTAGATACAAGCGCGAAGTTACATCTGACGATGTAATTAAGTTCCTCCGTGACAATACACACTATACCGAAGAGCAGATTTATAATGCTGTCGGGATGGTTGGAGGAAAGAAGCAAGCCGGCTCCGGCCCTGCTAAATTACAGAATAACCCAACACCAGAAAAGCCAAAAGAGCCCGGCAAGGACCTATCTACATGGATGCATTATGGAATGCGTCCGGGAGAACATCCTGTTAAGCGCATGGGTGACGCAGACGTTGTGGATAATACTCCGCGACTACGTGGACCAGAAGATCAAGGCGATCCCAAGAAACTCACTGGCAAAGAAAATCCCAAGCTAAAGTATGATCCTAACAGCGTGTCTGACGTAGACTTCAAAGAGATTCCCAATGAGCCTAAGGATCCTAAGCGTTTACCTGCTCCTAAACAAGAGCAAGAACCAGAAAAAGATTCCGACAAGCCCGGATACAAACCTAGATTCAGACTTCGTAAGATTAAAGAAGGTCTCGACGACACAACTTTTAATCTGGATGAAAAAGACGTAGAGCAAGTTTTCTCTCTTTTGTCGAAAGAAAATGAAGTTGCTCCTGGGTCGGAACCACTTGACACAGGCGAGAAGCCAGAGGAAAAATCTGACGAACAGAAACAAATTGAAGTAGAGAAGATCAAACTTGCTATCCAGAACAAAATGACGGATTCACAGCGTAAGTCCTTGTGGAGATTATTGACCGATGCGTAAAATCACAGAAGGCTTCTTAAACAAGCATGACGTTCAGGACGTATTAAAGAAGGCAGCCGAAATAAAGCCAGTTACAAAAAGCTGGTTGGGAAAGAAGAAGGGCGGCCTAGAATTATCTGATCTTCAGAAAGCATGGGCTGCTGCTGGCTATCCGGATGACAGCCGTAAAATTGCACAAGTTCTGAAATCGCTTGGTTATGAGCGTAAGGAAATCAACAAAGTATTCCGTGATACATTCGATACAAAGTACGGAGCGCATGACACTGGAAACAGTGGCATCGTAACCCAACTTGCAAAGTATATCAAGGATAACGGATACGCAGAAGAAATTGCTGCGTTCTTGGAGCATCAATACGACATCGAGGAAGCATACGCCTACGAAGGCAAAGTCGTGGTTGAGCAAGTCAGAACAGTTTTTGAGCGTATAATCAGAGAAGAGCGCTTGGGCTTGCCGAGGATGCAACGAGAATTTGAACAACAGTCCCTAGGAAGGCAAAGAAAATGACTAAAACAGGAAGATCACGAGGTATACCGCATATCGAAGATCTTCCTGTAAAAGAGTTTCAAAATGCAATGGAACGCATTGCAGAATATGAGATTACTGAAAAAGTCGATGGTTCCGAAATATTGTTTGGTATAGACGACAAAGGATTCTATACATCACGTGAAACACACGGTGGTGGTAGAGTCTATAATGTGGAAGAATACGGGGTTACATTTTCTAACACGTATAAGCGCTCTGCGCATATTGTGTTAGAAAGTGTATTGACACACTTGAAAAGTGCCGGTCTCGAACCAGGAGATCAGGTCGAGGCAGAAGTCTTGTACGGGGAAGTACCAAACGTGGTACCATACTCGGCCGACACCAGTTACATCATTTTCCTTCGCACAACAGAAGGAACTGTTGATATTGACCAACTCAAGCAGAAGCTTGATGGTCACTCACTAAACATTTCCATTATGACCCCGTTCTCTCCGAATGGCCGCGACATCTTTTATAAGACAGTTGAGAATACTTGGAAATTTTCCAGAACTCCTGTTATACCCAACAAAATCCCAACTCACGTTTCCAGACTTAGGGATCCTGCCGAGGTTAAGAATACCATACTTGAACAATTTGTCAGGATGACACCTAGTGCATTCGGACCTAGCGACGGGTGGATTGAAGGCATTGTTCTTGTAAACCCTGTCACCGGACATAGATTCAAAGTAGTGGATAAGGATGTCTTCCTTACTGAGAAGAATCATCAGTGGAAGCACAGAGATGAGCTAATGGAGTATCCACGCAGTCCGAAATATGTAAACAGCATTCTTGGTAGAATGTTAGTTGACATAGCAACAGACCTGGGCCACGACGTACTTGGCACTATTATGGCCAAGAAATACCTCAGAAGTATGGGAAAAAATACGGAAGAACGACTTGCATACCTCATGGACGGTACTACAAGATTGCCGCATTGGTTGTTTACTGTACGGAAGACACGAAGTATTCTTTCTCGAAGACTAGATAAATATGAGGAAGAGATAAAGGTGTTCAATCACGGCTATTCGCCCACTAGCATACAGCGGACGAAAGAAACATTTGCTACCTTTTTCGCTCTATTAGACACTATGGAAAAAGGCCTGGAAAAATCCAATAACATCGAAGAGATGATTATGGTATTCCTGGGTAAGCAATTGAGAGATATAGAAAATGAGACTTGATGAACTTGTTGATTTGAACGATGTACTAAAATCCGATCAGTACATTAAGCTATTGCACACCCTGAAGGCCGGCGCCAAAGATGACATCAACGTCCAACGAATCAAGAATCAAGTTATCCAATCCTGGAAAAAAGGTATGAAGTCCAGGAAACATTACAACAGCCTGTTAGACAAAATCCATCTAAACATAAACGACATTATACAATGAGTGGAAATGCAGTCCCTGGGTGCGGTACCATCTACATCGATGAAGTCAAACCCACCCTTACGAAATTGTCAGATGATTTCGAGTTTCCTTTCGACTTAAACGATTACGTTTTGGGGTCGACTGGTAAAAAGCCTTACTCCGGAGATATCGATCTTGTATTAGACAAGAAATGGTGGTCTGGTGGCGCCAAGCAACTCTTAAAAGACGCCGTACAAATTGTAGGCGAAGATAACGTGAATTTGAATGGTGCTTTGCTGCATATCAAGTATCCTATTGTGAATTATGATTCCAGCAAAGATGGCAGATTACCAAGAACAGGTTATGTTCAAGTAGACTTTAACTTCGGAGATTACACTCTGCTGAAGATGTTTAATTGGGCGCCCGGCGCAGAATCCAAATTCAAAGGACTTCACAGAAACATTGCCATTGCTTCGGTGGCAGGCGTTGTTGACGCAGAAGTATCGGATCAGAAAGATAGTTTTGACCGTCCAGTCCGCCAAGTAAGATGGAAGTGGAGCCCAAGGGGCCTTATCCGTATTCTGCGAACAAGTAAGGGAAGTAACGGAACCTGGAATAAAACACAGAAAGATATTGACCTTCAAGCGCCCATTACAGATCAAGAAAGGATTGCGCAGATTCTTTTCAAGGGTAAGGGCACTATCGCCGATATGAATAGTTTAGAATCTGTGATTGAAGCAGTAAAGCGCACGCATGAGGTAAGCATTCAAGAAGCTATCTTCGAAAGTATGGCACACAACTTTACCGAAAAAGACGTTGTAAATGGATATGAATATCCTCCTGAAATATCCAAATATTTCTCCGCAGGAGATAAATAAGTTTATGAACAGGACAATTCTGTCACAAATTTAAGGAGTTATTCAAAATGACACAAAAAATCAATGGTGCCGCATATAGTGGTATTTGGGTAGAAAAGAAGGTTGCTTTCATCAAGCTAACTTTCAGCAAGGACATCACAGCATTGGCAGCAGCCGACCTAGTAGTTCTAGGTACAGCTACACCAGCTGGCGCAGGTACAGTTGCTGACTCGAGCTTCGGCGTCGTAGAAAGCGCAATGGTTCAGGCTCTTAAGACACTTGAAACAAAGGCTACAGTTCTTGCAATCAGCCGTTTCGATACAGCTACTTTCAGCGTTGACGTTATGCTCGGCAATGCAGAAGGTTGGTTCTCTGACAATGTCGGCGTTATCGCTACTGCTCTTCCAGTTCTTAACGCACAAGCTAAGGTCACCACAGCAGGTGCAGCACCTACAGACGTAGTTGGCGCAACAGTTGGCGTAACAGCTTCGGCAGTTACTTTCAACATGGAATTTGTATACATGGACGGCACAATGCCAGTTGCTACAGAAGCTAACGCAGCATTGGTACTTGGCCCAGGTGCAACTTCCGGTGCAACACCAACAAACAGCCCAACTGGTACACCAGGTTACTACCCAGCCCCAGGCGTCTAATCCGAAAAGGTTTAGCAGGCAGTTCAAGAAAGGTCCTTCGGGGCCTTTTTTGTTGACTAAAAATTTCTAGATTGTGATAAATACATTAACTTGTAGGAGATTTCACTCATGACTTTCAAAGTAAATGGCGGTATTATCAACAGTCAGACACTGACAGGCAGCCTTAGATTTTTCAAAATGACTGGCCCGTTTGCTTGGACTGTTTCGGATGGTTCTGTTAACTTGCCAGTATCTGTTTCTGGTGGCCCTGGCCCCGGTACAACTTCTTATTTCGTCGTAGGACCAGATAAGCCTGTTCCAAACAGTGCAGCAGCATTGGCTTTCGTAGAACTTACAAAGCAATGTGACGTAGTTCTTATCAGCTGCCAACCAGCCCTTTATGGTGCAACTACAGAAATTCAGTTTGCTTGTTCGGCTAGTGCATTTGGCTGGGGCTCCGATGTTCCTAGCTACAGCGTACCTCCAGCAAATATGCCAGAAGATCCAACAGCAGCCGCTCCACAGATGCAGGCAGCAGTTCAATCCCTTGGCAATCAAACTGTTTATGTTTCAGTTGGCGCGCCTGACCCGGCTGCACCACCAGTAACAGCAGTTGCCAACCTTGGCGCAGTTACAATCGTCGAAGTTCCGTTCAAATTAGCGTAAGTATTTCGACTCAAAAGCAAAGGCTCCTTCGGGAGCTTTTCTTTTTTGTGGGATTCTGGATTTCCTGATAAATACATGAAATATTCGAGGAATACAATATGCCAATTAGAACAAACGGTGGGGTCTTTGATGAGCAGATGCTCACTGGCTCACTACGACATTTCGTTCTCGAAGGTGCAGATTTCAGTGGCGCAGTAAACCAGTTTGGTCAACCAGTACCGTTTTCAGCAGCAGAAATCATCTTTACAAATATATCTAGATTTGGGTACATCAACATTATGAACCCGAATCAGTATAACCTTTCGTTTGCATTAGAAATTAACAGATCGGACTGGGACGGCCCGTCAATTACAGCAATGGTAAGATCCCTCGGTAATGATGTCGGAACAGACCATGTGGATTGCTCGGTTTGCACTTGCACAGAAGTTCCTTACATTTGGGACTTAGGTGGTGGACCAGGCGCAACATCCTTCCTGCAATTAACAGATACTCCTAGTACCTATGCAGGCTCTGCAGGGTATGTTGTCACAGTTAATCCTACCGCAACAGGGCTGATTTTTACGCCAAATACTGGCGGAAATTCCTTTGCTCACATTGCATCTCCATCGCAACCCACAATTAACGCAGGCCCGAACGATACCTTAACATTTATCGCAGGCACCAACACAAGCATTGTTACTAATGCAGGCGCTAAAACCGTTACTATCAATTCTTTGGCTGTACCGAATGGATACATTCCCGTACCTCCAGGAACTAACTTGCAAATTGGTAAAAAGTATTTCGTTACTGGTGCAGGTACTGTTACACTTCCAACACTGACATCGGCAAGTATTCCGCAAGGTTCCGCGATAGTCGTTGCAAAGGTAACCGGACAACCAAACCCAACTGTTTTTGTAAATGTCGGTAACGTATTGGATTCGATTGCAACAGACCTGGGAGCAACAAATTCTATTGAGTACGATGCAACAGCAGAACTAATATTCATTGTCAACGGCACAACGTGGAACCTCCAGATTGGTTCATACAACCATTAAGTACATGGTAAATAGAGAAAAGGATAAATTATGCCCCTAAAGATACACGGTGCCGCATCAGCAATGCAGAACTTAACGGCGGATTTGCAGTATTACATCTGCTTCGCTTCGAGCCCTGGTTGCTTTTCAGACCCTAACCCAAACCCTCCGCCAAGTCAGGAATTGTCCCGCCTAATCAATATTATGGTGACAGGACAACCTTTGGACGAGAGCCAGAAGAACTTTGAAGTTCTATTGATGAGTATTGGCTTGCGTGCCATGCCTGTAGTTTTGCAGGATCCAATCGCAGTGCCTCAGCTAGCCGAATACACACTCGAATTAAGTGGGGAAGGGTTTATTTGGAAATTTGCAGTTGAACGAGGAGTTCAATTCTACAATTTCACACCATATGGCACTCCGGGCCCAGTGGGTTTACTTATCGATGACTTGGATGGCGTTATTTTACCTAGCGGCGTCCGTGTCACAACAGTTACCGGAAGCCCGACAGGCTGGGCTCAGAACATTTCTTTTAACAGGCTGGACCAGATATAATGCTTACTAACAATCCAAAAATTTCATCACTGGCATACAATGATGCCGTATCACGCTTAATGGAAAGTAATTCCATTGCTGTAGAGGATGCTAGAAGCGCAATTGCATCCATGTCGTTCAAAGACTATCATAGACTAATTGAAGCGACAGCTGGCATTGTTCCTCCATCGGGTAAAGTCATTTCTCCACAACAACAGCAGCCTGCTCCAAATGCAGCGCCGCAAGCTGGAAAAGCGGTCCCTACACCGGGACAACCTTTGCAACCAATTCAGCCAGGAACACAACCTGCCCAAGCCGGCCAGCAGCCAGGACAACCTCCTGTTGCAGGACAGGCAATTCAACAACAAGCTCAGCAGTTGATGCCGCCAGGATCGAAAGTACCTGTAGTTCCCGGACAGCCTGTTCAGCCTGGCCAACAACAAACCGAAGATGCGGAATTTCGCCGTCGTCTACGTGAGCTAGCCGGAATCAAGGAAGACGCTAGCTGTGGAGCAACAGGCGCTGGTGCAGTAGCAGTAGCTCCAGCCGCAATGGGTAAAGTAAAGCGTCGCGGTGTTGAAGAAGCTCCTAAGAAAGAATACACAAGAACAGCACCTCCAAAGACTATTGTTGGCGACACAAAACCATTTCAGGCTTCAGGAGAGCTTTCGGCAACCAACGCAGCAAGAGGAATTCCTACTGCGACAAGAAAGAGAAACGGTCTAAAGAAATGAACGTAAAAGATAAATCTCGATTGTTAGTGGTTTTCGATGACGCACTTAACCAAGCTGCGTCTATCGCCATTAAGAATGGAGATCCTATCAAGCGTTCGAAGAATTCTACTTTCATCGGCACAACCATTGTAGAGAAAAACTCAAATGGTTATTACGATGTTAGATCTATTGATAAATCTACACTGTACGAAAACATTTCCGTTTTTGATGTGGCATTGATTATTGCACAAAGGCATAACGCCGGCGAGCATGGAATTATCAAGCAGGTACTGGCACTAGAGGATAGATACTCTAAATATCATAATGACATGATCCATTATCTACACTGTTTCAAGGCAGCTAAAAAGAAAAACGACATTGAGAAGATGTGCATTTTGGAAGATAAATTTCAAGTTGCTGAGTCACTTGCGAAAATGACTAAGGACAAGATCGGTTCTTTCAAAAGAGTTAAAACCACATTCTAAATGATAAATAATAGAAATAACGCGAACAGGAACGGTTAATTATGCTTTTGAATGATATTGGCACTGTACCAAACACTAAATTTAGAAAGATCAATCAGTATCTTGAGACAAATTACGGGTTCAAACTCGCCGAAGACATCGATGGCAAGAACTTGGCAATTATTGTCGAACAGATCCAAGATGAAATCGTTCAGTTGAAAATCCAAGGCGGCGACGCTAAGGAGTCACCAGAAATTTCTAAGAGACTAATGATCCTTGAAGGGATCCGTAGCCTAAATGAATTTGCAATGATTCAGTCTTATCACCAACCTGAATTTGAATCTGTGGTAACAAATCTTTCTAACTACGTTACAGATTCGGTTAAGGTCGGCGACGAAATTGAAGATGCAATTCGCCAGGCAATGAAAGAATACCGTTCCAGTAGATATCGCTTTCCGGACGAAGTTGTTGAAGCAAGGGTAAGAGCCAATTGCTGCGGTATTGCCCAACCAGCAATGCCATCCATGGCAAACCAAGGCGCACCATCTGGTGTTCCTACAATGGGTGTTATGGAAGACGATGACACTGGTGCAGAAGATGAAAGCATGAAGGAATCCGACATCGAAGAAGGAATGGACGATCCTTTCACCCACACACCTAAGGGCGACCGCCAACGCGATACTGCTATGGGTGGCCACGCTGCAGAAGTTCCAAACACTCCTCAAGCAAGGCATGCTCTAAGAGCGCTAAATAACCCATCGTTGTCACTTGCCCCACAATCGCACGACGAGCAAGTACCGATGGTAAGAAATCCAAACACCGGCCGCATGATGCCAGACCCATTCGCAGCTCAAGCTGCCGCACGTAAAAAAGGAATAGCTATGAAAGAATCAGAAAATTTGGTAAAGCACCTTCGCGCTTTGCTCGAAACAGAAGTAAGCCAGGCTGAAGTTATGATGGCCGCAAAGGGCTTTGCACAAGAACTTCAAGAAATGGTTGAAAAGATTGGTCGTCTACAAAACGAAGATCTTCCACCAGTAACAGATCAAATGCGCGAAACATATGGTATGGAATCTGCTTCGGCATTCCAGACACAAATTTACGGCGCATTGCAGAGCGTTATGGACGCTCTCTATACAGCTAAGGGTCAGGTCGATGATGCCGTTGGAAATATGGCAGCAACCGGTCAATTTGACGCCGCAGTTGACATGGATAAGGACGTTGACATGGCTATGGACGGTGACGCCGATGGCGATTTGTCAGCTGGTGCTGATCTCGACCTAGACAACCTAGACGATGAGCTTGAAGGCGACGCAATGGGAGACGAATTCGGCGGCGCTGAAGAAGAACAGCCACTCGGCCGTGAAAAGAAAATGGAATCTGCTGCTCAGCTAAGAAAGAAGATTGCTGAAATGAAGCGTATCGTCGAGAAGGCTAAGAAACTCAAAGAAGCTACACGCTAATAGAGATGAGAGCAAGAGAAATCCTCCAAGAGAATTATGCAGAGAGTCTCGAAACTGATCTGAATAATCTCCTAGTTGGTGCCAAGGGCAACGGGTCTGAAGCACTGAACACCAACGATTTAGTTGCTCAATTAACACAAATGGGATACTCTGTCAACGTACACAGTATCCTTACTCTTCTAAGCAGAAATCCTAACGTAACGAGTGCAACTCCAACCGTTGTGAATTTACAAGGACCTGAAGATAACCAAGCACAGGCATCTACGGGTTCCGGACAAGATAATGCTGCACACGTAAGTTCATTAGCCCAGAAAGCTAATCCACTTTCTTAAGGCGGCAAAGGACTAAGAATGGCAGATTGCTGCACACCAGGCTCAGGTTTCCCAAATGCTGCAACAATGGAGCAATTGGCAACAAATTACCCAGTCGTATGGGAAGAAATTTGCATGCTTCAGCAAGCTATTCTTGCGGCCTCCAGTCAATGCCAACCCGGCGGTGGTCAAATGTGTACCACAGTTGGCGGCAACACCCCGATGACTTTTGTAAGTGGCGTTTCTAGCGTCACTGTTGTTAATGGTGGCTCTAATTATTTCACAGATACACCATTTGCTAAAATCATTCCTCCACTAGGTGGTCCTGGCATCGGAGCAAGTGCTTCGGTAGTGACAAACGGAAGCGCAATTCTTTCGTTTACCATGGTATCCAACGGCTCTGGATATCAGCCAATTCCAGCAACAATGAACGTTAGCTCTGTATTGGGCTTCGGTGCTGATTTGCAACCACTTGTAAACGGTTTGGGAAATATCGTTGGTGTGAACATTGTGAATGCCGGTTCGGGTTATACCGTCAACGATACCGTAACTGCTTCAAGAGCAGTTGCTCCAAACGTAGCATATGTAGACGCAGTTTTCGCTATCACCGCAGTCAGCCTCACAGGACAAATTGTTTCGGTGCAAGTTCTTAATGCAGGCTCCGGATATCAGCCAAGCGTGGCTACAGTTGAAATTGCTTCGACATTGAACAACTCTGTTGCTTATCCAGGCGGCACAGGATTTATCGGAACTGTATTAACAGACAACGCAGGTGGGGTTGTTGGTATTTCTGTAGACAATGGCGGAAATGGTTATGCACCATTTAAGCCTTATTTGGTTATCTCTGATCCAGGTACAGGCGCTACTACCACTGTTAACCTTACCGGTACAAGTGTTTCTTCTATTGCTGTAAATAATCCAGGTAACAACTACACAAGTTCTGCTACCGGTACAGTAATGAATCCTCCGACAGCAGCATTGCCTAATCCACCGGCTACTCCGGCAGTGGTTACCATCAATGCAAACCAGAATACCTTTGGCACAAATCCTACATTGTATTGGCAGGTTTGGGCAGGCACAACTACCAACAAGCCTATTGCAATGCAAATGAATTCGGTGTTGGCTTATTTCAAGGGCCTCGGTTATACAATTATGCAGCAGACAAATCCTGCAACGGGTTCCACGATTCAGTGGAAGATTTGCTGGTAAAGCATTGACTCGTGATACTCTTTGTGTTACAGTTGATAGATGCTCATAACGAAAAAGTTCGATTATAAACCTTTGCAGAGATGCGAAGGTCCTCACGGTAGACGGTACATTGTAGGCGAAGGCCGACCACTCCCTAGCGTCACCACAATCCTAGGCAAGATGAAAGACTTGACACACATCAAGGCGTGGCAAGAACGCGTCGGTGTGCAAGAAGCGGAACGCATTAAGGTCGAGGCCGGCGGCCTCGGTCAGTCGATGCACACCAACCTTGAAAATCATATCTTAGGATTGCCGATGAAGGGCAACATAATGTCCCAAACATTGGCAAAGCTCATCATCAAGAAAGGCTTGTGCAAGGTAAGCGAAGTATGGGGTTCCGAGGTCATGCTGTACTCTCCCGGGCTCTATGCAGGGACTACAGACCTGGTGGGCGTACACGATGGCACACCAGCTATTATGGACTACAAAAATAGCCTAAAAGACAAGAAAAAAGAGTGGATCGAGGACTACTTTATGCAGCTAGGAGCGTATGCCCTATCGCATAATGAGATGTTTGGCACAGATATTCAAAAGGGTGTTGTAATGATTGCTACTCGAGAAGCGAACTATCAAGAGTTCATTATCGAGGGAGTCGAGTTTACCCACTACCAGAAAATGTGGGCAGACAAAGTATGCGCGTATTATGAGAAGTACGGATTCGTATAAATAGTAAACAGAAAAGGATAAGGCGCAATGGCAACACCGGTAACAGTTACACGAATTCAAAACAGACGCGGAACTCAAGATCAGTTCGACGCTCTGTATCCAGTCGGCTATCATGGCATTGGCGGATTCGGCGATACCCTTTGGCAAACTTCTCCTCCGGTTCTAATTTTCGACGTTGTTGGAACAGGAACTGTTGTAACCTTCACGGTTAGTTCTGCCCTGGTTGTTCCACCGTATGACACATTGCTTGTGGTAGGATCGACAATTGTTGTTACTGGTGTTGATCCAGCAATTTACAACGACACATATACAGTTTCTGGTATTGACACTACAACCACACCTGGCCTGACTTTCATTAGCTGTTTGTCTCCTAACACAGGTGCGTTCAACCCTTACGGGGTTGCAAGTTTCATCATGCCTTACAATTTGGCAAACTATCCCGGCGTTCTAATGCCAGGTGAAATTGCTCTATGTACAGATTCGCGCCGTATGTTTACGGGCAATCTGAATGGTGAATATGTAGAAATTGCTATTGCAGATATCATGGGGCTGAAATTGCTCCCATTGACACTATCACTTCCACCAGTCGGCATACCGACTGTCATTCCGGAATTGACATATTTGCCAACAAACTTCTTTTCTCTCTTATACGACTTAACTGATGCTCCGCCGGATCTTCCACCACCATTAACATTGGCTGGTGCGGTAGGCCCGACATTTGCAAGAAATGGTGAAATAAAGATTACCGCTGTGGTAAGCCCAATGAATCCAGTTCCTCCAGTACCGCCGTATCCTTTCCCACCAGTTACTCCTGTCAACTTAGTAGATGTTTCTAATGAAATTAATCTAACACCTGCTTATGACATTAGTTTCTCAGCTAGATACGATAATCCGTTAGCTCCAACTCACATTCAGATTATGTATCAGCACAACTTCCCTGTAGATTTAGTATTCAGTACATCCACTATTCAGTGGGTCTAATCTCAGAAAATAAATGAATTGGAATATTACGCCCAGTGATGAGCGGCTTCGTCTTTGGAAAAGTTTAAGGAAAGACATAGCATCCTTGAATCTAGAAGATCAGCTCAGAGAAATTGCTAAATTTTGTGCCGCCATGCCTATTGGCCACAGGTCACTCGACTACTATGCACCGGACGATTGGCCAACACCGTGGGAGATTCTATTCCACGGAACTTTTTGTACAAGCTCTATCAGCTTGCTAATGTTTCACACATTAGTCATGGTAGGAAGAGACCCTGTTTTACACCTGGTGGATGACAACGGAGAGCTATTTCTACTCCCTGTTATTGATTATCAGTATATATTGAACTATGAGTTAGGACAGGTAAGTAGTTACTCCGTATTAGTCAGCGACTTCAAGGTACTAGAGACCTTCACGAAAGACAGAATAAAATCAATAACATAAGAGAGAAAAGGATTATGGCATCATCAAAAGAAATTATGGTAGAAAAGAGAGACGGAACAAAAGAGCCTTATGATGTCTCCAAGATCAAGAAGTCCATCCAGATGGCCTCCGAAGGTCAGGACGTTAATCACTTGGAACTCGAATCGAAATTCGACCAGTTTCTAAAACCGGGTATCAAAACCCGTGACATTCAATTGAATGTTATTCAACATGCTATTCAACTTGCCACACCGTCTGCCCCCGATTGGGTGAATGTTGCAGGCCGTGCTCTGGCAATGGATGAATGGGCAAACTTTACCCTACGTGGAAAGTCTTTTAAGGAAGTAGTTCATTACAATGTAAAGAAAGGTCTTTACACGAAGGAACTAATCGAAACATATTCCGATGCAGACCTTGACGAACTTGCCACTGCTGTGAAAATGAATCGTGACTTGGACTATAGTTACGCCAGTCTGATTACAGCTAAGAAGAAATATCTGGGCAAGTATGAAATGAACCAGCATATGCACATGGTGAATGCAATGCGTTTCGGTCAACTTGAGCCAAAGGAAACACGTATCAAGTTCGTTAAGGAAGTCTACAATGCATTATCGCAACGTAAGATTTCTTTAGCTACACCTTTCCTCTCTAATCTACGTAAGGGCGGAAACATCGCATCTTGCTTCATTATTGCAATGGAAGATGACCTGGACAGTATTTTCAACAACGTCTACAACGTAGCGCAAATTTCTAAGAACGGTGGCGGCCTCGGAATTTTCATGGGCTTGCTTCGTGCTAAGGGATCTGATGTAAATGGATATGAAAACGCTGCCGGCACTATTGTTCAGTGGATTAAGATTTTGAATGACACCCTTGTTGCTGTTAATCAGGGCGGCAAGCGTGCCGGCGCCGGTACAGTTGCATTGCCTATTTGGCACAATGATATTCTGGACTTCCTGGATATGCAAACCGAACACGGTGATCCAAGAATGAAGGCTTACGACATCTTCCCTCAAGTCACTATCCCTGACATTTTCATGGAGCGTGATGAACAGAAGGGTGGTTGGACAACATTCTGCCCATTCGAAGTAAAGAAGAAGCTTGGCATTGATATCCGTGGACTTTACGGTCCTGCATTCACCGAAGCATATCTGGAGATTGAACAAGCAGCAGCGGATGGTAAGCTCAAGATTACACGTAGATTTGATAACGCACGTGACTTGATGAAGATTATCATGCGTATGCAATTTGAAACAGGATTGCCATATGTTGCATTCACTGACACAATTAATGAATACAATCCTAACAAGAACGATCCGGGCAACATCGGTATTACCAACGTAAACCTTTGCACTGAGTCTTTCTCCAATGTTATGCCGGATCAGCTAGGACACGTATGTAACCTAGCCTCTATTGTGCTTGGCAACATCAAAAACTTCACAGAATTAGGCAAGATTGCAGCATTGTCTTGCAAGATCCTCGACTACGGCATTAGTCTTACTAACGCGCCGCTGTCTATTACGGAAGCACACAATAATAGATATCGCACCATCGGTATTGGCTTGCAAGGTTTGCATGACCACCTAGCTCGTGAGTTCCTGAACTTCCGTGACCTAGATTACATTCGTGAAATTTCAGAATGCGTGGAGTATCACGCTGTTATGCAAAGCGTTGAACTTGCAAAGCGTTTTGGCTCGTTCGAAGCTTTCGATAACTCGGAATGGAAGAACGGCAACCGTATTGAGCAGTTCAAGGAACACGCATCTGGCAAGTATGATTGGGATGCAGCACAGGCAGCAATTACCCAATTCGGTATGCGAAATAGTCAGTTGACAAGCCCAGCGCCTAACACCAGCACCTCCATTTACATGGACTCTAGTGCAAGCGTTTTGCCTGTATATGATGCTTTCTTTTCTGAAGACAATAAGAACGGCAAGCTAGTAGTGGTAGCAAAGTATTTGAAAGATAATCCGCTTGGCTATGCAAAGACATTCCCAAAGCATACTGCAAAAGAAATTATCGACGTAGTTTGCGAATTGCAGAAGTTTATTGACACGGGCTGCTCGATGGAGTTAATATTTGACCAGCGCAAGGAAAACTTTGAAGCCAAAGAGCTGTATGATGCAATTCACTATGCACATAAGAAGAAGGTTAAGGCAATCTACTACGTAAGAACAATCAAGAATAATGCGTCTGTTGACGCCTCTGGTAAGCCAGAAGAAGAAAATTGCGTAGCATGCGCAGGTTAAGGTAAACACATGACAGAACTCACAGCAAAGACAATTTTCAACGAGTTTGGCGACGACTCGATGAACGCACGTAACATGATTAACGGCACTGCCACCGGTATTCTTAACCTGAACAGTGTTAAGTACCAATGGGCAAGTAAGCTCTATAAGATCATGGTAAACAACTTCTGGATTCCCGAAAAGGTTTCTTTAGTTGACGACAAGGTTACCATCAAGGAATTGACAAAAGACGAAATGGAAGCATTTAAGAACACACTGTCGTTCTTGATTGCTTTGGACAGTATGCAAGTGGCAAATTTGCCAAATCTTGCAGACTATATTACCGCACCTGAAGTAAGTGGCTTGTTTACCATTCAGGCATTTCAGGAATTGATTCACTCTCAGTCCTACCAGTATCTGCTGCTAGAACTTTTTCCAAATGTAGAACGTGAAGAAATTTACAACTACTGGAGAGATAATCCCCTATTGTTGAAGCGGAATAAATTCATTGCTAGTCAGTTTCAGCAATTTGTCGATGACAAAACTCTGCGTAATTTCAAGATTGCAATTGCTGCTGACTTTGCACTTGAAGGTATCTACTTCTACAACGGATTTCAATTCTTCTATCAACTTGCTGCACGTAACAAGGTAGCAAACGTTGCGAAGATGATTAAGTACATTGAAAACGACGAGGTAACTCACGTTAATATGTTCGCAAATATCATCCGCGAGTTGTTCGATATGAATAGCGAGGATGACAGACAAATCCTTTTGGATGCACTGACAAAAGCGGCCGAAGAGGAAATTGCCTGGGGTATCGAAGTTTACGGCGACAGAATTCTCGGCATCTCGACAGCGAGTACCGAAAACTTTGTCAAATATTTAACCAACCAAAGAACCAAGTTGCTTGGCCTGGGCGTAGTATACAAGGGCTACACAAAGAACCCTTACGAATATCTATCTGCAGAGAAGCGTGAAAACTTCTTTGAAACCAAGGTTACAGAATACAGCCGTTCTGAAGTTGTAAAAGGATGGGACGATTTTTAATGTTAACACAGAAACAGAAAGAAATGCCGTACATTGCAATCTTTAAGCTAGGTTCTGGCGAGGAGTTTGTATGCAAGGTAATCGACGAGACAATGGGCTCGTACACAGTATCCAAGCCGCTGACTATTGGACAAACACCAAAGGGTGTGCAATTTGTTCCAATCTTGATGCTGGCCGATCCAGACAAGCCAGTGATAATTCCAAAGCCGGTAATTCAGGGCGAAGCCCCTCCAGAATTGGAATCGCAATACGAAAGTATCACAACAGGTATCGCTCTACCGAAAAAGAGCTCAATCATTACTCAATAATACAGGACACACATTATGTCTAACAAAGTTGGAAAGACCCCATACGAAATCCGCCTAGAATTGTTGCAACTTGCACAAACAATTCTACATGCCCAGCACAACGCAAAGGGAGTGGCGAATGGTAACAACGTTACCACAGCAGCAACATCGGAAGAAGTAATTGCTGAAGCAGAGAAGCTGAACCAGTTCGTCTCCAAAGCCAATTCCTAATTGACAATCCGGTTACGGTGCAGTAATATGTGCCCTAACTGGATTCTCTTATGTTAATGAAATATCTCAAAAGATTCAAAAATTGGATGGATTATAATCCACCCGGTGCTCTGTCAAGCAAGGGTTGGAGGTTGTTCCGCCAAGAGTACAGACAAAAGGCGCCTATTCGTTTTTGGATTATGCACGACTTGCGTAGAAGGACTGTTCTTCCTGTAAAGTGGAAATACGAAGCAATCCGCGACTGGATTCGCTATCGCACATATGATAAGTACCACATCGTAAAAACTGAGCTCAAGCCAAACTATTACGATAAGAGAACAATCATGCTCCACGTTAACTTTGACATGTTGAAAGATTTTGTCGAAGGAGAACTTGCGTGGCGTTCGTGGTGTTTCGAGGATTCGGACAGGCGTGAAAAACTCAGTTTCTGGAAAAGAAAGCTACCTCTTGGTTACAAGTGGTCATTCAGAGACCCCGTGCGCGGAATGAAGCACCTGGAGTGGGAAGCCACACTGGACGATCCTTCCTTACCGCCACACGAACAATCTCCCGGTCAGGCCATCGCAGCTCGGGAGAAAATTGCCTTATACAAGTGGTGGGTCGAGACTCGCCCGGCAAGAGTGGAGATTGAACTGCTAAGTCCTCGGAAGAAAGTTGCTAACGACGACGATGAAGACAGTTTGCTGGACATTTTCGATACAGATTATGACCGCACTACGGAAGAATATAAGGCCTACATCGAGTCGATCGAGAAAAGAAACGAGCAGGATGAACAATGGGATAATGAGGACGAAGCTATGCTCATTCGCCTGATGAAAATAAGGAAGACGCTTTGGACGTAGATTTAGAAGCGGAGATGAAGAAGGATGCAATAGTTGCAGCCTATCTGAAAGATGTGGAAATTGCCAAGGACTTTTACCGTGCATTGTGTAATATGCGTTGGAAGAAGAAAGATTGGCTTACTCCGCATGATATGACCGTAGCCAGATTGAAAGGTGATGAACCCGGTGTGTGGAGTTGTTCCTGGCGCTATGCGGGCGGAATCATTGCGGACATCCGCAATCTGCACTACAATACAACGGAAGATTACATGGACTTTTATTGCTCCGGCAGTGAAAGTGACATATCTGACATAGTGAAGGAATGCTTTAACCGTATGGGTTGGATACCCTATCCTTGGCCACCAGAAGATGGAATTTGAAATGTTTAACTTAGCAGAGCACGTAAAGACGTATGACGGAATGTTAGTATTCGGAGATGTTCATTCCGATTACGACCAATTCGCTGCGGCTTTGGATTTCGCCACTAAGGAAAACTACTTCTTCATGGGATTGGGAGATTTGGTTGACCGCGGAGAACATCCATACGAAGTGGTTGCAGCAATGCATAAAAGAATGTACGATGGCCACGCCGGCTTCGTCATTGGTAACCACGACAACAAGTTCTTCAGGTATAGGAACGGTGCGAAGGTAAGATTCAGCATGGATGGTCGCGGCACATTGGAAAAAGTTGGTCCGGAAAGGATGGACGAGTTTTTGAGAATGTACGCCGAGATCCAGACGTTCACCGGTCAGGCTGGCATGTTCCACAAGTTCGATAATATCTACTTGGTGCATGCTGCAAGCCACCCCGATATGTGGGATCCAAAAGGTAAGTTTGGTAGTTCGTTCACTTCACGTGCTTTGTACGGCGAAGTGACTGGAGAGGTGCATCCGGATGGATACCCTATCCGCTACTACAACTGGATCGAAGAAATCCCGATGGGCAAGACCGTTATCGTCGGACATGACAGAAAGCCAATCCACCAAGTTGCAATTGAAGAACCGTTGGTTAAGACTAATGCGAATGGTGGTAAGGCAATCTTTATCGATACTGGTTGCGGCAAGGGTGGTTTCTTGACCGGTGCATTAATATTGCATGGCAAGAAGGATTTTTATATCGACAGCTATAGGACATTCAAATGACAACAATTAAGGGAAAGCTGGAACCGTTCTTTGAAACAGGGACGGAGGGAATTATCTGGTCAGTTTATGAAGATGGCCGCGAGGGCTACGATGGACTGAACTGTTTGGCCGACGGCGACTACCTTACTGTTTTCGACCCAGCAGATCCTACAAAGGTGATCTGGGAAGGAACTATAGACTTCGAATGGGAACGTAACTATCGCCAATATCCCATGAACCCACAATATGGTCAGCAAGAAGTAGGTGGGTTCTGGGTTCACGGTCTTCAATCTGATGTTACTCCAGCAGAATGGGGCCACTGGTTCTTCAAGGCATATCCTGCCGAGATGATTAAGGGCCCTGTTCCGAATCGCCTGAACCCCGTGAAAAACAGTAGCTCTGTTTCGGGTTACCATTGGGCGGGCAGAACGGAAGGTACAGGGAAAGATTTTCATTGGACGGATGGTGATCTGATTATCAAATTCAAGAACGGTGGGTACTACAAATATTTTGGAATTCCGCACGATCTGTTCTGGGAATTCTACGAAGCAGAATCCAAGGGTAAATTCATTGCTGCCAATTTCCGAGACAAGTTTGTAACGGAGAAGCTGGAATTACCAAAACCTTTTCCGAAGCCACCGGAAGTGGCTATGTATCCTTTTCCGACAAGCACTAAGCCTTAACCAGTTGCGAAGTAAAGAAGACACAGTATAATTAGGCATCAACTACAGGTGTTTTATGGAACTGTTTAGATTTTTGAATTGGTGGTGGACAAATCTTGATGCGTCTGAAAAGACTGCAACAGTGTTGATTAGTCTGTTTGTATAGTCTGCCGTTTCGGGCCTTACCCTCGGAGCAAAGGCCTTGCTTGCCACCTTGATTCTGGTCCTCTTCTCGGTGTTTTGTTGGCTGCTGCAAGCCTTCAGGGCAATCAAGGAACAATGGGAATCCTATGTCGAATGGCGACCCGTCGCTGATCGACTTCAAGCTGCATGACTTCGGTGCGCGTGGTGTGTCGAACCTGGAAAGCGCAGGCCCGAGTGGCATGCCCACCTGGTGAACTTCATGGGCACTGACACTGTGTCGGGCATCATGGCTGCAATGGAATACCATGACGCAGAAGTCTGCGGCTTCAGCATTCCTGCCATGGAGCACAGCACGGTTACCAGCTGGTCCGTCGCTACATGGACGGAAAGGCTTACAACGAAACAACGTTCACGGAAAGCCGTGAACGTGCCAAGCAACCTGCTCGGTAAATTGCCGTAAAAAGCAATAAAAAGGGCCCTCCGGGGCCCTTTTTTTATTCTGCTGCTAGCTTGTCCATCATGCTAGCCCACCAACCCTTTTTATCAGGCTGCTGTGCTGGAGCAGGCTTCTTCTGTGGGAATGGAAGAACTTGTGCGGATGGCTTCTGCTCTGGTTTCTTTGCTGCTGGTTTAGCAGTAAGACCCGATAGGATTTGGAAGTGTCTTGGAGGCATGCCGTGCTTCTTGACGTAGTATTCAAAGGCCCATTTTACACCGTGTGTATCAATGGTGTCTTTAATCATATCGCTTAGGCGGACATCTCCAGCGCCTTGCATAGAGCTCTTTGGAGACTTAGCATTCTTTACTGGATCTCCATGCCAAGGACCTTCGTATGCTTCCTCGATTTCTTCTTCAGTTGGAACACAGTTAGGAACTTGTTTACCGTCCTTGTCTTTCATTCCAAGTTGCTTATATCCATCCCAGCAATCTTCTGCCACATCACGGTTGTGGGCAACAGTTAGTCCAGGCTTGCCCATTTTCATCATGTCGCCCTTGCCTTGAACAGTGCTTTGGTAGATGAGTGGGAACATTGCATATTCACCCATGTCTTGCTTATCGCCTAGGATATAACGGCCGTTTGGCTGTAGGCCAGCATCGTTTGCTTCCTTAGCACTCATTGGGATGCAAGTCAACTTGGTGGTTGTTGCAGTCATCTTTTCTTTCTGGTTACGTGCATAGCTGCGCTTCATTCCAGGTTCTTGTTGATATGCAATCAAAAGTGCTGGACCGGAATTATCTGCAATAATGTTCGCAAAGAATTCATCTCCAAATTCCTTTGTGAAGTTTACATTGAAGTCAATAGTAACCTTGTCGGTAGCTTGTTGGCGTGTATCGGTTCCCTTCTTGATGTAATCTTCGGCAGCACCAACAGCTTCCTTATCGGACATTGCTTCGCCCCTACCCTTTACATCGCCCTTCTTGTCCATTACTTGCCATTGGACTTTCTCGCCAGGCTTCGAAGCAGGACGGTAACGAATAGTCCAGTTGTGGAATGGAATATCCTTGACAGGCATTTTCTTTGCGGCCTGTTGTTCGGCATGTTGCTTACCCAGGATGTCGCTAAATTCATTAGGGTCGAATGGGGCCTCGTCTAGCTCTGTAAACTCTGCAAGTCTCTCCTCGTATGTAGCACGAGCCTGGGCTGGAGCAGCCATACGATTGCCCATTTTTGCGTTAATCTTGCGGGTTGCTGCTGCCTTTCCCTCTACGCCCTTAGGCAATTTGCCCAGCTGACGAGTTCTAAAGGTTTGTGGTGAAGATACCTTGTCTTTGTATGCTTGCATCTTGTCCACGCTGAGTTCGTTAATACTTTGTTCAGCCATCCATTCAGCAAATTGTTCCAGAACAGTATTTTCTACTTCGTCCAGAACGTGTTCATAACTTACCGGATTATTTGTGTTCCACTGATTGATGCCTTGACCAAGAGACCCACCGCCGATTCCACCCTCAGTCATTGGCTTCAATTGTTCTAAGCTGGAAACAGTATTGAATGTTTTTCCAGCGTGCTTGAAGCGAACTCCATAATTACCGGTTTCTTTGTGAGGCGGTTTTGTAATAACGCACGGCAACCACTTTCCGCCGATATGTGTTAGAGCATGTTGCCCGACTTGCCAAACTGGTGCGGCCTCTGGAGAACTCTCGAATCTTTGCTGAAATTCTTCAAAGATATCAGCGGTATCAATATGGGTAATTTTCATGGTAGGTCAATACTCCTTTTTGTTATTTATCTATACGTTGACTTACGACATCACATATGTTATAATGGTGATTAGAATATGCTAAATATTCTTACCTCCACTAAAAACGGAGGAACAAAATGGAGAGAAAGATGATAACAGCAAAACTATTGCTGGTATTTCTCCTTCAGAGCACCGACGTGCTTGGCTTAACAGCCGAGCAGGCAGCTCGTGTAGATCCGGAAGAAGCTTATTGCTTGGCCGAAAATATCTACTACGAGGCTCGGAATGAGGATATCAGAGGACAATTTGCAGTTGCTTCTGTTACCCTGAACCGTGTGAATGATCCTCGGTTTCCAAAAACTGTTTGCGAGGTAGTAAAACAAACTGCTATTTCTAGAATTAGTCGAAAGCTTGTCTGCGCGTTTTCCTGGTATTGCGAAAATGACAAGAAGGGTAGAGAAATACCTGTGAGAACGAAAACCGGTGAGATCGACCAACGGGTGGTAGATCAATTCCAGGTAGCTAGTATGATAGCCATACAGACGCTAGCGGAAAAAACCGAAGACAACACGAATGGTGCAACCTATTTCCATAATCCCTTTACGAGTCAGCCCGCGTGGCGGCATACGTTGAAAAGGACTATGAGAATCGGTAACCATGATTTCTACAAAATGCCTCCGCCTAAGGAGGATTAACGGGATGGGGGCTTCGGCCTCCATTTTTACATGGCAGAAGATTGGAGAGATGGATTGAATTCGTTCCCGACCTACAAGAGAAAGTTTGCTTTCTTGCCGACTTTACTTGCTGGTGGTGAGAAAGTATGGATGAAAACATACTACAGGAAGTTTGTGACATACCATACTTCGTACAGTGGAACCATAAAGATGTTCGATGAAGAATATTCACATACCGACTTCGTCGAAAATATTTCAGAGGAAACTTACGTTATCCGCAAGTTGTCCGAAAATCTTTGACTTTCGTAGCCCTAGTGTTGTAAATTACAACACCGGGAGACTACATGAAACAGTTCAAAGAATTATTACAGGATGTCATGACAAATGGCATCGACAAACCAGACCGCACCGACGTAGGTAGCTCGAGAGCGGTTTTCGGAAGGCATCTAAGGTTCGACTTAGCAGATGGCTTTCCAATCACAACCCTAAGAAAAGTTCCGTTACGCATCGCCTTTGAAGAGACGATGTTCTTCCTTCGCGGCCACACCGATACTAAGTTGCTGGAAGAAAAGAAGATTAACATCTGGAAGGGTAATACTTCCAGAGAGTTTCTGGACGGCAGAGGGCTGCATCATTTGCCGGAAGGCGATATGGGCAAAGGCTATGGTTATCAATGGCGCCATTGGGAAAGTGTCAATCCTGACCACCCCGACGAGACGATGGAAACCGACCAGATCAAGAATCTCCTAGACGGTATTAAGCGTGATCCATTTGGCAGACGCCATGTGGTAACTGGCTGGAATCCAGGGCAGCTTAATGAAATGGCATTGCCTCCTTGCCATATGCTTCACATGTATTCCGTAGACCCAGTTGGGAAACTCCACACTTCCTTTGTCATGCGTAGCAATGACGTTCCTTACGGATTACCATTCAACATCATGGGATATGCACTGTTGAATCATATTTTCGCAAAGCATCTTGGACTCATCCCCGGTGAACTTGTTTACATGGGGTGGGATGTTCATATCTATTCGAACCAGTTCGATATGGTTAACGAAATGCTTACCCGAGAACCGAAAACTTTACCGACATTGAACATCAATAAGAATCTTGCTACAATTGATGACATTATGAATCTGCAATGGAGCGATATTGAATTGATCGGATATGATCCACATCCTGATATTGCAGACAAACCGAATATGGCAGTATGAATATCACCTATGCAACACCTGATGACCAGGAGAAAATTAAACTCGTAGAACGAGTCTTTAACTCTCTTACAAAGGAAGAACTTCAACAATTGTTGGGTCATGACCTTGTTGTAGAAAAACTTAAAGGCATTCCAGATCGAACCGGCATCATTTCCTCGTTGCTAATGGATAATATGTCGCATGACGCAGATAAAATGGCATTAAAGAATGAAGTCATGGCATTGCGTGGTGAACTTATACAAGTAAAAATTGATTTGGCTTCTATTATAAAGTTTGTAAATGTATTGAACGATAAATTGACTGGCTATAATTCGGAACAATCGAATTTTAACACAATGAAGAGCAAATATGGCATCTATTAAAAAATCCTTAGTTATAGGTATGGGCATTGGTCAATTGTACAAAGGTGTCCTAAAGGAACTTGGATCTACGGTTTACACAGTAGATAGGGATCCGGCAAAGAAGGCAGACTGGCTTACAGTGGGTGGGGCCATCGATTCTCTTGTAGAAACTGGCCGACCTTTGCAACAGATTGACACAGCTCATATCTGTACGCCGAATTGGACCCATGAAGCCATTGCACAACAGATTGCACCCTATGCAAAGATTGTTTTCATTGAAAAGCCGGGTCTGAAGTCGGCCGAACGGTTAGAAGCACTCCAGAGAATGTTCCCAGAGACCAGATTTATGATGGTAAAGAACAATATGTGGCGTGATAACATCAAAGAAATGCAACAATCAGCATATGCATCCCGTGCAATCCACCTAAATTGGTTGAATTTTGACCGTGTTCCGGGTCCAGGTACTTGGTTCACTACAAAAGACTTGGCTTTCGGTGGTGTGAGTCGCGATTTGATGCCACATTTGTTGAGTTTAGTGGTAGCACTATTCCCAGAAACATACAAAGAGCTTGATGTTACTGGAAATGGCAAGGAACGCGAGTGGTCATTGTATGATTTGGTGAGCACAGAATACGGAACAGTGAATGCAAACGGCATTTACAACGTAGATGATGTTGCTTGGCTGGATTTCAACATGTACAAACACGATGGTATCCCAGAAAGATTCATCAGACTCGAGGCAGACTGGAGAACAGTCGACGCAGACGAACGAAACATTGTGTTTGACTTGGGAGAAGAGGAAGTCAAGTACGAATTGGGCCTATGTCCAGAGTACGCATACAAGAATATGATCCAAGATTGTTTCGACAATCTAAATACTGCTGTGTTCTGGGTCAACCAATACGAAATTGATCTATGGATTCACAGGATGGTTAGCGAAATATGAAAGTAAGATTACTTCACACTGAAGGAGACGGATCATTTAAGGAAACTGAATGGGATAAGCCGGACCCCAGCTTTGTTGAGCTGGAAGTCAAATCCATTATGACCGGCGTTTGCAGAAGCGACGTTGACATGATGGAAGGTAACTTCGGCCCACTACCTTTGCACATGCAAGGCCACGAAGGGCTTGGACAAGTTACTAAAGTCGGGCACAGCCTGAAAGATTTGGTAAAAGTAGGCGATTTTGTAGCTACGCGGGGTGAGCCTGCTTACGCAGACTTCTACAACGTAAGGCATGGGGAATTTGTGAAGGTTCCTGCTGCTCATCCACGTTTCATCCTTGAGCCTGTAGCATGCGGTATCAATGTTGTCATGCAGGAAATACAACTATTCAAGAATAGGGTAACAAGGAACAAGCAGAGCAAGATTCTGATCCTTGGTTCCGGATTTCTTGCTTATGTTGCCTACCAAACCATTAAGCACACAATCAAATACGATCTTCCAATGCAGATTGATGTTGTTGGCAGAAGTAATAAGGACCTGTGGGAGTCTTTGGGTGTCGAATTGAAAGGTTATCCGTCGGGTTTGTACGATATCATTATCGACTTGGTTGATACAGACCTTGCAGTATCGGGCGACTATTGCAACAACGGTGCTTTGGTAATCATGTGTACCGAAAAGACTACTCCGGTCAGGACAACATTTCAGGGCTTGCTTTGGAAGGCTTGCACAATCGTATTTCCAAGTCCAAGAGCACCATCATTTACTAAGAGTATGGAATTAGCTGCCCAATTAGTTGAGCAGAACCAGATCAACGTAGATAAATTTTGGACAAGAGGTTACGATAGAGACACAGAATGGCAAAATGCCTTTTCGGACAGTAAAAACAGACAACCTGGCTTCGGTCGGGCTTACATAGAGTGGAAATAACATGGATCTAAATACAGAAGGCCGCCAGTTAGTAGATTTCTTTACTGGCATTGAAGTAGAAAACACACCGATGAAGGGAGAACATACTCTTTTCGTTGTTGGCATTAAGCCAGTTACAGATATCGTTGCTTTGGCTAAGAAAGTTGGCTCAAAGCATATCTATCTAGGTACAAGCCAGTGTTTCAAGCCAGTTAACGAGTCGGATTGGGAAGACTGGGACGATTTCATTGACGGTTTGCTGCGTAATGACTTGTGGGTTACACTGGACTTCGATGTATCCTATGCAAGCGAAATTACCGTGTATGATTGGAACGATCATCACAAGTTCATCCCAATGATTTCGGTAAAGATTCCAAATATCAAGGCATTCAACTACAATGCAACATTGAAATTGGACGACAACACCTGGGGTGACACAAATCCTGGCGTATGGTGCCATCCACTTAGCGAATTGATGACAAGAGCCACATATACTTCTTGGAAAGACTATGTTGGCGACACTCCGGTAGAACTTTGATGACTGTTTACATTGTAGACATCGAAGCAGTTGATACCCGATACACAGGGCAGTGGAAAACCCACGTGCCGACCCTGTTCGGGGATGCAGTGATTATCGAGGGGCCGAACGATATTCCTAAAGCAACAACACCTGGTGCATTCCTGAACTTCGGTGGTACAAATGTCTACAAGGCACGCCAAGTAGAGATTATGGGAAGAATGTTCTGCGAGGGTAAGATCAAAGCAGGAGATCACTTCCTGTTTACAGATGCTTGGCACCCCGGCATTGTTAATCTAAAATATATGAGTGAATTGTTGCAGATTCCTGTAACTATTCATGCACTTTGGCACGCAGGTAGCTATGATCCACACGATTTTCTTGGTCGTTTGATTGGTAACAAGCCCTGGGTCAGGAAGGCAGAAGAAAGTTTCTTCGATGCTATCGATCATAATTACTTTGCGACAGAGTTTCATATTCAACTGTTTGCAAAGACATTTGGGCCGGATGCTGCACCAACACTTTGGACTGACATGCACAGAAAGACTGGCAAGATTGTCCGCAGTGGATGGCCAATGGAGTATATGGAATCAGTTCTAACTCCGTGGAAGGGCATGAAGAAGCGTGATCTTATCGTATTCCCACACAGAATTGCTCCGGAGAAGCAAGTAGAAATCTTTAGAGACCTGGCTGCGCGTAATCCGCAGTATGAATGGGTTGTTTGCCAAGACCATACACTCACAAAGGATCAATATCATGCGCTGCTGGGAGAAGCAAAGATTGTTTTCTCCGCAAGTTTGCAAGAAACACTAGGTATTGGTTGTTATGAAGGTTGGATTGTGGATGCATTACCACTTGTGCCCGACAGACTGAGCTATGCTGAAATGTATTCTGACGCTTTGCGCTATCCAAGCGAGTGGACAAAGGATTATGAACACTATTTGCAGTTCAGAACCAACTTGGAAGACAGAATCAATGCAATGATGCACAATTATTCCAATTGGCAAAAGTTCTGCGGACCACAAAGAAAAATGCTAACAGAGAAGTTCTTTTCCGCTACCGAAATCCTTAAGCGAGTCGGTTCGTAAGGCTAAATACTTGTGTTACACAACGGTAACAACTTTTCAAAACTCATATCCGCTTAAGGAAGGATTCATATGTCATTCAATAAAACAAAATGCGACCCCATTCTGGGTCAACAAGTCCACGCCCACCTAGTTAAGTGCGGAGTAGAAACTCCGATTAACACAGAGCTATTCGAAGGCGACCGAAAGGCAAAGATTGATGCCATCGAAGGGCATTTCACCCAGATCATGCGTGTTCTGCAATTAGATCTGACGGACGACAGCCTGATCGAAACACCAAAGCGTGTTGCTAAGATGTATGTCAACGAAATCTTCTGGGGTCTGGACTACGAAGCGTTTCCAAAATGCACTACAGTCGACAACAAGATGAAGTACGACGAGATGGTGGTTGAAAGAAATGTCAATGTACAATCGAACTGCGAACACCACTTTGTTATCATAGACGGTGTTGCCACTGTTGCTTATATTCCTAAGCAAAAGGTACTTGGTCTGTCGAAGATCAACCGCATCGTTGAATATTTCTCCAAGCGTCCACAAATTCAGGAACGTCTAACAGAGCAAATCTACCACGCATTGCAATTTATTCTGGAAACAGACAATATTGCGGTGGTTATTGACGCCCAACACTATTGCGTGAAGTCGCGTGGTGTCGAGGACGTTGGTTCGAGCACAATTACCAGCAAATTAGGTGGTTGTTTCAAGGATGAACCAGCAGTCCGTGCAGAGTTCATGAACCTTGTAGCACGTAGGAGCTAATATGGAACAACCAGACGCAAGATATCACCTTTTCATTAGTTTAGTTAAGAGCGCCATTCGTATTGGCGCTGGTGCAGTTCTGATTACCAGCGGTTCTTTGATGTGGTGCGGTATTTTACTCATCGTAGCAGAGATCTTGGGTATTGGAGAGGAGCTAGTATGAACTTCTTCTTACGGTTATTAGAAAAATTAGATAGAAAGCGGATCATTATGGACCGAGAGAGCAAGGAACCCTACCTTGTTCGTTACTATTTGTTTCTGAAGGACCGTAAGAAGTTTCCGTTCAACATTTTCCTGCATCAATTCCTGCGTAGCGACCCGGACGATCTTCACGACCATCCGTGGCCCTACGCTACATTCATTTTGAAGGGTGGATACTGGGAATGGATCCCTAAGAAGCTAAGTGATGGAACAATCTTCAGTGAGGAACGTGTTTGGCGTGGCCCTGGTCACTTCAGAACGTGCAACGCTGAAAGTTTTCACAGAATTGAAGTCGAGCCCGGTGTAGATTGCTGGACTTTGTTTATGCCTGGTCCACAAAAGCGTGAATGGGGATTTCTAACTCACAAAAACTGGAATCTAGATACATTTAAGTGGGTAAGGTATGACAGATACATCGATTCAAGAAGAAAAAACATTCCGCAAGCTTAAACAGACTCCGTTTGAAGAATTAGACGGATTTTTGGCGGCCGCCCATACAAAGCATCCGCCAATTTTTCAATTAGGCACTGGCGCGTTCGAATCTAGAAAACACGAACTGGTCAGGCACTACGAAAGACTTAAATGCTTGGAGGAACACGGGTGGACTCTTGAAGAGTTTGTTCTTGAGGCGGAAAAGCGTAATATAGTAAGAGCTATTGAGCAATATAACCAGGACAATACTTTTCCGATGGACTTAGTCAATCGTGCAAAAGAATTTTTCCCTAATGCAAGATTTATACAGGCAAGCATAGAGCTTGAATAACATGAATTACAAATTTACATCGACAAAGGAATACATTGATGCATTCCCCTGTGCATATAGACAATGGAGAGCAGATTCCCATTGCAATCTGATTCACGGCTATAGTTTCAGCATGAAATTCTATTTCGGCACCAATGATTTGGATGTCCGCAATTGGGCAGCTGACTACGGTGGTTTGAAAGAGCTGAAGAAGGTTCTGGAAAGTCAATTCGACCATACTCT